GTCGCTATTGATACAATGTTGAAAATGAACGACTATTCTAAGTTAAAAAAAATGGTTGACTATGACCTTACTGTATTAGGCAAGGCAGCGTTGAGACATACATTTTTACCTAATGATGGTTTAAAGATTGATTATGTTGACCCATCTAATCTTATTCATAGCTATACTGAGAAGCCAGACTTTTCAGATTGCTATTATTTTGGCGAAGTTAAGCAAGTACATTACACTGAATTATTAAAAATAAACCCTAATCTAACTAATGAGCAATTAGATGAGATTAGAGGAGCTTCTTCCGCATGGTATGATTATTTCCCTATTATTAGAAATTATCAAGATAGTGCATTTTTAAACGAAGTGGTTACATTGTTGTATTTTAACTATAAGACTGATAAACGTTTTGTTTGGAAGAAAAAGATACTTGAGAACGGTGGTGAGCGAGTAATCAGAAAAAACGATACATTTAATCCTCCTATTGAGGATGGTATGCAATTTGAGAAAGTAGAAGCTGTTCGTGATGTTTGGTATGAGGGTATTTTAGTTGGAGGTTCTAACATTATGATTAAATGGGAAATGATGAGAAACATGGTTCGTCCAAAATCAGCAAGTCAAAAGGCACTCCCTAATTACGTAGTTTTTGCTCCGAGAATGTATAAAGGTAATGCAGAGTCTTTAGTTAGACGTATGATTCCTTTTGCAGACCAGATACAATTAACTCATTTGAAGCTACAACAAGTAATGGCTAGAGTTGTACCTGATGGTGTATTTATTGATGCAGATGGTATCAATGAGGTTGATTTAGGTACTGGTGCTGCATACAATCCAGAGGATGCTTTAAAGTTGTACTTTCAAACTGGTAGTGTTATCGGTAGGAGTTATACTCAAGATGGTGAATTTAACAATGCTAGAATACCTATTCAAGAATTAAATTCTAATAGTGGACAATCCAAAATGGCTGCTTTAATAGGTAATTATAATCACTACTTAAATATGATACGTGATGTGACAGGTATAAATGAGATTAGAGATGGCTCTACTCCAAATCCTGACGCATTGGTTGGAGTTCAAAAGTTAGCCGCTTTAAGCTCAAATACAGCTACTAGACATATATTAGAAGGTGGTTTATCTATGACTAAAAGTATAGCTGAATGTATATCTGTTAGGATTGCTGATATTCTTGAATACGCTGATTTTGCAGAAGAGTTTGCTATGCAGATAGGAAAATACAACGTAGCTATACTTAATGATATTAGAGAGCTTTATTTGCATGACTTTGGTATATTCATAGAGGTTTCTCCTGACGAGGAACAACGACAAATGCTTGAGGCAAACATACAAGTTTCACTACAACAACAAACTATTGATTTGGAGGATGCTATTGATATTAGAATGATTAATAATATCAAGGTTGCTAATGAGTTATTAAAGGTTAAAAGAAAGAAAAGAATAGAGCAAAAGCAGAAAGAACAAGAAATGCAGTTCCAAATGCAGATGCAAAGTAACATTCAATCTCAACAGGCGGCAGCTGAGAGTAAAGCTCAGATGGTTCAATTGGAGGCTCAAAGTAAGATACAAATTAGAGAGGCTGAAATGAACTATGCGGTTCAGCAAATGCAAGCAGAGGCAGCTATAAAGGCTCAGTTAATGGACAGAGAGTTTCAGTATAATATGCAGTTGAAAGGTATAGAGACTGACAATTTAATGAGAAGGGAAGATAAAAAAGAAGTTGCTAAAGATAAACGTGTTGACCTTCAAGCTACAAGACAATCTGAGTTAATAAACCAAAGAAAGAACAATCTACCTCCATTGAATTTTGAATCTACAGAGGATTCTTTGGATGGTTTTGACTTAGAATCTTTTGGACCAAAGTAGGCTATAACTAGCATTATGCGTAAAAATTGTTGTAATAACGGTTATAACCAGCATATTTTGTCGCAAAAATAGTATATATTTGCGACAAAACTATTTAGTATTTCGTAGCGCAATATACCAAAAAATGGTAATAAACGCACTGAAATACTAGAATTAAATACGGCTTAATATATTATACATTTGAGCTGTATTTATATGTTTTTGCATATTATATTAGCTATAAATGGTATTTTATACGTAATAAAATATAATTATTATCTTTGTAAAAAATAAATTAAATATAATGACAGAAGAGTTTAAAGTAAGAGCAGTTGATTTTGAGGAAAAATCAGTTGCTGAAATAGAGGAGAAGTTACTAAAAGAACACGCTGAGAAAACAGGGACTGCTGAAGTTGAGGCTGAACCTGAAAAGGTTGTTATTGAAGATACTTCTCAAAAGGTTGAACCTCAAGAGATTGAGATAGACGACAATAGAGTTCTTTCATATATTGGAAAAAGATATAACAAAGAGATTAGTAATCTTGACGAATTATTTCAAGAAAGGTCTAACAATGAAGAGTTAGACCCAGAGGTTGCTAGTTATTTAAAATATAAGAAAGACACTGGTCGAGGGATTGAGGATTTTATTAAGTTAAATAAAGACTTCAGTTCTATGGACCAAGACCAATTGTTATTTGAGTATCGAAAAAACATCGACAAAGACCTTGACGATAGTGATATTAAATTTGACTTGGATTCTGAGTTTTCAATAGACGATGTTTATGATGACGAGAAAACAGCAAAGAAAAAACAATTGGCAAAGAAAAAAGAACTTTCTAAAGCTAAGGAATATTTTAATCAACTAAAAGAACAGTATAAAGTTCCTCTTGAGTCAAGAGAATCTTTTGTTCCTACGGATGAGAAAGAAGCTTACGAGGCTTATAAAGGTTATAAAGAAAATGCTACTAAGGCGGATGATGAGCAACTCAAAAAGTCTAAGTACTTCACTGACAAAACGTCTGAGTTATTTTCAAGCAATTTTGAAGGTTTCAATTTTAGCTTGGATGATAATAAAAAGATAGTGTATAAGCCAGCTGAAGCACCAGACTTACTGAAAGAGCAATCTAATTTACAGAATTTTGTATCAAAGTTCTTGAATGATGAAGGCTACTTGAAGGATGCAGAAGCATTTCACCGTTCTATTGCAGTGGCTTCAAACCCAGAGAAATTCGCTAAATTCTTCTATGAGAAGGGGATGGCAGAGGCAGTTGGTAATGTTGCTAGAGAGTCTAAAAATATTGACATGACTCGACAAGCACCACAATTAACTCCTACTTCTGGTTTTAAAGTTACAGCTATAGATGACGGACGTGGCAATAGGTTAGTAATTAAAAACAATAACAAAAATTAGAAAAAATGGCTGGAACATTAAACGTAACCCCTGGAGTTAGTATTACTCCGAGTGCTGTAAAGGCAACTTTGCCTTCAAACTACATCACTAATTTTGATTTCTTGAATCAGTATCTTCCTGATACTTACGAGCAAGAATTTGAACGATATGGAAATCGCTCTATCGCATCATTCCTTAGAATGGTAGGAGCTGAGCTTCCTTCTACATCAGACTTGATTAAATGGGCTGAGCAAGGTCGTTTGCATACTAAATATGCCAATGTTACTACTGCTATTACTGCTGGTAATGATACAGCTATTTGGACAGTAAATGACACAGACTCTAATGGTAATTATTTGAATTGTAACTTTAGAGTAGGTCAAACAGTTTTCTTGTCTTCAAAATCTTCAAGTGCTTCTGATAAGGCTATTATCACAGACGTTACTGCATCCGCAACAAGTGTAACTGCAGCAACATTTACTGTTGCTTATTATGCCGCTGGTGGTCAAACTATTGCTGCTAGTACTGCATCAAATGCATTTGTTTATGGCTCTGAGTTTAAGAAAGGCTCAAGTGGTATGGTTGGTTCTTTAGAGGCGCAAGACGATTTCTTTGAAGTATCACCTATTATTATTAAAGACAAATACACTGTATCTGGTTCTGACATGGCTCAAATCGGATGGGTTGAAGTGACTACTGAAAACGGTGCTACAGGTTACTTGTGGTATATGAAATCAGAGCACGAAACACGTTTGCGTTTTGAAGACTATATGGAAATGGCTATGGTTGAGGGAGTTCCTGCTGAAGCGAACTCTGGAGCTATTGCTGCAACTGGTGATGTAGGTAATAAAGGAACTAAAGGTTTATTTCACGAAATTGAAGACAGAGGTAATGTATGGTCTGGAGGTAATCCAGCTACATTAGCTGACTTTGATACAATCGTACAAAGATTGGATAAACAAGGTGCTATCGCTGAGAATGCATTGTTCTTGAATCGTCAGTTCTCTTTTGATATTGATGATATGTTAGCTACACAAAACTCTTACGGAGTTGGTGGTACGTCTTACGGTTTGTTTGACAACAGTGAGCAAATGGCTCTTAATTTAGGATTCACAGGATTCCGTAGAGGTTATGAGTTCTACAAAACTGACTGGAAATACTTGAATGACGCTACATTGCGTGGTGGTCTAGTAGGTGGTGCTGTAAACGGAGTGTTAGTTCCAGCTGGAACAACTACTGTTTATGACCAAGTATTAGGTAAAAACGCAAAACGTCCATTCTTACACGTACGTTACCGAGCTTCTGAAACAGAGAACAGACGTTACAAAACTTGGATGACTGGTTCAGCTGGTGGAGCACAAACAAGCGATTTGGATGCAATGGAGGTTAACTTCTTGTCTGAAAGAGCTTTGTGTACATTAGGAGCAAACAACTTCTTTATCTTCAAAGGATAAGAATAAATATTAACAGAGTGTCATCAGTGACACTCTGTTATTTTTTTAGTAAAAATTAAATTATATAAAATGGAAAAATTAAAAATCAAGAAAGTAAATCTTGAACCTAAAGACAGAATCTATCTGTTAAAAACTAACAAACAACCTTTAGCTTATTATGTTTCTTCAAGAGACACACCAAGAAAACGTCTTCTTTATTATGATGAAGAGACAAACACTAATCACCCATTACGTTACGCTAGAAATTCTAACTCACCTTTTCAAGAGGAACAAGACCAGAATGTTATAGTAGAACCTATTATATTTGAGGATGGTGTATTAAATGTTCCAAAAACAAACCCAGTATTACAACAATTTTTACATTACCATCCTGATAATGGTTTTGAATTCTATGAGTTTGACAACCAGAAAGATGCCGAAGAACATGTTCAGTCAATGTATTCCGAGCTTGACGCTCAATTAGCAGCTAGAGATTTAGCAGCAAACGAATTCGGTACTTTAGAAGCTGTTGCACGTATCTTAATTGGTGGTACAGTTGATAAGATGAGTAGCTCTGAAATCAAAAGAGATATGATGATTTACTCTAAAAAATATCCACAAGATTTCTTAGAAGCAATAAATGATCCATCGTTAAAAGTAAATAATATTGCCGCAAGAGCAATCTCTGATGGATACTTAACTCTTAGAAATAATGGCAAGGATATATATTACAATCTAAAAGAAAACAAGAAAAAACTATTATCAGTTCCGTTTGGAGATAACGCTACATCTGTCTTATCGTCATATTTACAATCTAATGATGGTATTGAGTTGTATGAGTTTTTAGAAGAACGAATGTCTAATAATAATTAGTATATTTGTATCATTATTAACCCATTAAATTTTTGAACAATGGAAAAATTTTTATCTATCCCTGTAACTTCTCAGGGCGTACAATTGGTATCAGCTAACAACATCGTTTTAGTTGAAGCTGCGGCTGACTCAGCAACAGCAGTAACAACTTTGATTACTTATGCTGGTGGTAAAGTAGTAACACTAACTCATGCAGCTCAAGTAGCTTTCAGTATGAAGTTAGCTATCCAAACAGCTATTGTTGCAGCTTTGCAGACATCTTGGGCTAATGTTGTTTATGACGTTACAGTACCACAAGCAGTTAGTGACATTGATGTAGCTTAATAAGCAATCAAACTAAAAAATAAGCCACTTTAACGAGTGGCTTTTTTTATTTATCTTTGTATAAAAGACAATACAATGATTAATGAGGTTCGTAATACTGTCCTATCTATACTATCTAAAGACAATCGTGGCTACATAACTCCGTTTGAGCTCAATCTGTATGCAAAACAAGCTCAATTAGAAGTATTTGAGAGCTACATATATAATTATAGTAATGCAATAATAAAACAAAATGCTAGAATGCATGGCGAAGGTTATTCAGACATTCCTAAAAAAATAGCTGAGGTGTTAGATACTTTCTACACTATTGATTCTATTAATTATGTATCTCCATATTTTGAATTACCGCCTGACTTTTATTTTATACAAAAGTTAGTATTTAATAATAAAGAGGTAGAGAAGGTTAGTCATCAAAAAATACTTAACTTATTATCTTCTAATTTAACAATGCCTAATGTTTATTATCCAGTATATACAATGACTGATAATTATGATGGTATTGCTGCTACTAAGAATATTATTCAAGTGTATCCTAACACTATTGATAGTAATGTAACACTTCATTATTTAAGGTTTCCAAAAGATCCTAAATGGACTTATGTAGCTATGGGAACAGGTGATTCAGACCCATTATTTAATCCATCAGCTAATGATTATCAAGACTTTGAATTGCCATTGAGTGATTTTAATAATTTAATTGTTAAGATACTTCAATACTGCGGTATTACAATTAGAGAGCAAGATATTGTAGCGGCTGCTAAGAGTGAAGAAATACAAGACATACAACAAAATCAATAATAAATGGCATATATGACTAATTTTCAA